TAGTATAACGAGTATGATCTATTACGACACAAATAATGCCAAGATTGCACAAATGACCACTGCAGGTGCTGATCCGGTGGCTTCGGCTCTTGCGCTTGATAATATCTACGCCGAACAAGCGAAGACTTATTTTATGAGCAGAAGATAAATAAGAGGTGCAGATATGAAGAAAGCAAGCAGTGCTCAGAAGTGGGCAAGACGTCGTAACTTTGCTAAAAAACAGCTTATGAGTATGCGAACTACTACTGCTCGGTTAGCGAATGATAAAATACTATCATATGGCGAACGTATGTTGTTGGAAGATATAAATCAGAAACTGTGCCGATTGACTAGGCAGTGGGAAGATAAGAATTTTGGTAGTAAGTATGATTTTATGAGACGCGAAAAGTGGAGGGAGAACTATGGCAATAGATCTTAAAAGTAGCAGTGGCGCTAGCGGGGCGTTGCTCAAAATCAAAAGGAGTGCTGATCGGATTAGTCAAATGTATAATGACGATCCGAGAAGTAAAACCTACAATGCTATCATTTACGGCCCTCCAAAGGTAGGAAAGACCGCGATACTCGATACGTGTGTAGCTCCAATTCTTGTACACTCGTTTGATCCTGGCGGTAGTAAGGTATTAATCGAAGGCATAAAGAGTGGTAGAATCCTCGTCGATACTCAATTCGAACAAGACAACGCTGATCGACCTCGTGCGTTTCTCGCATGGGAAAAGGAGATGAACGCACTTATCGCGGAGAAGTTCTTCGATCATGTTGGTACGTTTGCGCTCGACTCGATGACTACGTGGGCGCAGTGCATTATGTATGACGTTATCCGGTTAGCGGCTACGGCGAAGAAGAATCGTAAGGTTGGAACTGCGTACTCCTCGGGCATGACGACTTACCGACGAACGATGAAGGCGAGCAGGTTGATGATAGATGTTTAATGGTTACCGGTAAGTTGAAGAAGCGTGTTCCTGCTATCTTTGATGAAGTTTATTTTATGCACATTGCGAGTTCGGTAAAGGGTACTCGTAAGTTGCAAACTCAACCAAAGAATCGGATTAACGCCGGTTCGAGATTAGGGCATGGAGGTAAATTATTAGAGCAAGAAGATCCAGACATTAAGGCGATCTTAAAGAAAGTAGGTTATCCTTACGAAGATAAGGTTCTTTTTAAGGACATGGTAGTTGAAGAAGCGGTTGCAACATCAACCACAAATGGCTTAGCCGAATAATTCGGGTAAGCAAACAGCACAAGGAGATTTATTTATGTTAGACCTGTCGAAGTATGAAAATGAAAACATGGAAGGAATGGAACCTGCACCGGAAGGCGAGTATGATATTAGACTCGTCCGTATTATGACTAACGATGATGGTGATGTTATTCAGTATGGTAGAGAATCAGGCAATCCTTACATCAGATTGATGTTTGAGGTTATCGATCATCCTGACGCTGAAGACTTTGAAAATTTCAGCTACCTTATGTCGCTCCCGAATGAGGACGATGACGGTAAGCAGAAAAGAAAGAAGCTTAATAAGATTAGAACTCTTGGTGAAGCTTTGGATGTTAACTTCTTTGCCCCACTCGATCCGCTTGATTACAACGGTAAGGTAAGTTGTTCTGCTATCCTTGGACAGGAAACAAGTGATGCTTTCGGCGTTCAGAATAACATTACGCAGATTCTCGTACCAAGATAGTTAAGCCGACAACTCAACATTACAAAATACCCCTCTCGTTAATTCGTGAGGGGTATTTATGCTGGAGAAAATATGGATGATATTCCGAGAACAACAATAGTTGTAACACAAGAGCAACGTGATTTTCTCGACGCTTTACCTCACGGTCAGATAAAGATTTTTCTTTCTGCTTTACTTGACTGCGCGTTAGACTTAGGTAAGCGTTATGGGAATAAACCGGCGTCTGCTTTTATAATGGCTGGGATAATGGAGTTAACTGATAAACCTAAAGAAGGTGGCTAGTATGGCAAACTTAAGTTTGTTTGGGGAATCTTTCACTGGTAAGAGTAGTGAGGAGCAACTTGAGCTTGTTAAGAATGCACGGCATCTACGTAGGCAGAGAATCCCAGAGAAAGTTAGAGTAGCAAAAGTAAAGAAGCCAAAAACAATAACTAAACAGAAACGTGTATCACAAAAGCAAGCGTTTAATTTATTGTCTGACGAAGATAAACTTAAAATGATAGAAGCAATGATAGCTAAAAAACAGGAGAGTTAAATGGTCGCTAAACTGTGCCAGATACCACATGAAGATTACTTATTAGACGAAATAGAAGTAGGTGTTAGGTTTCGTACTGACTATGGTGATCTAGGTAGGATGAAGCAAACGATTGTTGAGACCGCCCTTATACATCCAATTGCGGTAGCGCGTAATCATAAAGGCGCAGGTTATCCTGTCCGTTTGGTTGCTGGCGGTCGGAGGTTTAAAGCTATTCAGGAATTGATGAGTGAGGGTCGGCTTTCAGGTAGAATGACATGTCGTGTGTTTGAAGAGATGGATGAACTTACGCTAAGGTCGCTCGAACTTATTGAAAACGCACAGCGAAGTGATATGTCTTTCTTTGATGACGCTAAACTTAAGGAAGAAATTCACCGACTCGAAGTTCAAAAGCATGGGCCGAAGCTAAGTAAGAAAGCAAGCGATACGGGGCATTCTCGTGCTGATACGGCTAAGATTCTTAAGGTCTCGCAAAGTCAGATCGAGAAAGACTCAAAACTTTATCACGATATGGTGGCGCTTAAAGATATTGTTGACTTTAAAGATATGTCACGGAGTGATGCCGTTAAGGCTGTTAAAAGTGTAGTCAAGCAAGCCAAGCAAAAGATCGGCGCAGTTAAAGCTCGCCAGTTAATCGGAGAGAATGCTGACGAACGGTTACTCACGTTAACGAACGCTTATCGAATCGAAGACTGTACAATCGGCATGACTAAGATTGGCGCGAGTACGCAAGCGTTAGTTGAAATCGATCCGCCTTATGCGATTGACTTACATAATAAGAAGAAGGGAATGAACGACTCAGGTTATAACGAGGTCGATGTTAAAGATTACATTCCGCTTATGCGTAAGGTGTTCGATGAGAGTTGGCGTGTGCTTAAGCAAGATAGCTGGCTTATCTGCTGGTTCGGGCCGGAACCTTGGGCGGAGATAATGCGATACCTTATAGAGGGTGGAACAGTTGAATCTGCTTTTGACTTATACGGACAACTTGTAACGAGAAAGCAAAATCATAACGCTAAACCCTTTGTTGCTCGCTTTGGTAGTGCGCGTTTCCGTACTCACCGTATGTGTGGGCAATGGGTTAAGCCGAGTGGGCAAACTCAACAACCATCAACAAGACTTGGTAATAGTTACGAGAGTTTCTTCTACGCGATGAAGGGCAATCCGGAGTTAAACAAACCTGGCTCGATTAATTCCTTCTGCGTAAGTCCAGTACCGCCAGAGCAGAAGATTCATCCGACTGAGCGACCGAAGGCATTGATTAATGATCTGTTGAATACCTTTGCTCCTGCCGGTAGCTCGATTACGGTTCCTTTCGCAGGGAGTGGTCGTACGTTGCTTGAAGCGGCTAAGTTAGATATGATCCCAACGGGGTTTGATTTAACTCAAGCTTATAAGGATGGTTATACGATCGCACTTACGAAGGAGGTGAAGTGATGTTTGAAAAATGCAAAGTCTGCGATTTATTGGGTGTTGATACAGTACCTTGTTTGCATCCTAGGTATAAAGATGACTGTGTTTGTCCTTTACCTGTATACGAAGCGAGGAAAGAAGAAAAGAAGTGCAACTGTGATAATTGTACTTGCGAAGAAGATGACACATGTGATTGTTTTGGTAAACGTGAGGCTGTTGTAACAATGCCTGAGTTTTTTCCAGTTAGTTTTGATTGTGGTTGCGATAATGAAAAAGGTTGCGATTGTGGAACTAAATCACGAAAGAATAAAAAGCAAGCTTCGTGGGATAAATACTTTATGGCAATGTGTGAAGTTACGGCTACCAACGGTAAGTGCTTCTCACGTAAGATCGGTGCTGTTATTGTAAAAGATAAAGCAGTACTTTCATCCGGCTATAATGGCCCACCAAGAGGGATACCGCAGTGTTATGAAAAACTCAACCTTGAACAAGGTCTTATGCAACTCGAGGAACCCTGCTGCCCACGACAGAAACTGGGAGCAAAGTCTGGTACAATGCTTAATCTATGCTATGCGCAGCACGCAGAACGAAATGCTATCACTCAGGCTGCACGTAACGGAACTAGTATTAATGGAGCGACGTTATACCTCAATGATACGATACCATGCAAGGATTGTCTCGGAGCAATCATCAACGCAGGAATAGTTGAGATCGTTTGCACCAAACTAACATACTATGACGCAGACGATCAAGGTAAATGGTTACTTGATAATTGTGATATTCTTGTACGTGTTCCGTATGGCGAGTGACGGCATACATCGAATTGTATGGGGTAAACATGCCCATACACGGCATTAAACAAAAAATGCATATTACCCTATGTGTGATTTTTTGATACCGGCAAATCGCATATTTGGAAGTCTAAATAAGAACACCAATCTGCTTAGCGGAATTATTCGGGTAAGCAAACTTAAGTGAGGTTAAAATGGATAGA